CTAGGACATAGTTGAATAGGGTATCTGTTAGATAGCTATCTAGGAAGGTCTTATATACTGCATTCCCTCCTGATCCTATAGTCCCGTTTGAGATCAATGTGAGTATCTTATCATATAGTGCAGTACCACAGATAGGATGTATATACCTGTCTTGTGTCATCTTGATCACCTGAGTGACATTCTTCAGGTCAATATTTGCGGAGGCTACAGTGAAATCCTTAAAGGACTGCTCACTGATCATTAATACATTTGCGCTCATTGTGATGTCTTTTCTACTACTACATTCCTTTTCCACTCATGACGGCAGTATGGAGTTCTTTTGCCTGTGTCAGGGTTGGTATACCATCCCCCACAAAGTTGAAAAACACTATAGCCTAGCTGATTGGATAAATTTTGAATTTCTTCCCTTGTAAAGAATAAATCTCTTTTGATTAATTCTGCACACAAAGGTCTTGATCCGCTTTTTGCATCAGGGATATTAGGTCTTTTTTCATAGCTATAAAGCACTTTGAAGGAAGTCACAGGCTGTAGTCTTTTGATAGCTGCTACCCCTGATCGAGTCACCGATCTAGTGATCAAGCCTTCACGGGTGATCTTTTCTACTAGCACCTGATCATCAATCAAAGTATTAATTCTTGAGATCACAGATGCTTCATCTATGCCTACAGCCTTGGCTATTTGTGGGATGGTCACCGCCTCATTTCTTTGGATCTGAGTGATGATCTTCTTCTGTACTTCATTGAGCATATACTCAGCGAATAGATCCTGCTTGATAAAATCATCCATGCTAGAGAAGTGCATCTTTGAACTTTCAATCACTTTGAATCCTTGCTTTGATACTCCCTTCCCTTCAAACTTATCTAGGATATTTGCATCATGTTCTGAGATGCTGCACTCAAGGTGGAGGTGATCAGAGAATCCTTGGGTAGGGTCTGTGATGACTTCTGTAGGGGTTACGATTTCAGTCCGTATAGGTAGACCTATCAAGCTACGAAGTTCGTTTACATCCATAGACTCCACTACCTTGGTGGCGATCAATGGGGATAGGCTGTTCAAAGAGTTGATAATGTCCTGCGCTCCTGCTGTTTCCTTCTTCTCAATTGGTGCAAGTCCTAGCTTCTCACGGATCTCATCCTGAGTCATGTTAGTACTGATAATCTGCTCTGTGAATTGGAAGGAGATAGGTTCAGTCTTCTTGATTTCAAGTTCAGCTATGATATCATTGAACTTCAAAAGGTAGTTCACTACTTCCTCAAGGGCTTGCTGCTTTGAGTTTACATAGGTGTTCTGAAATAACTCAGAAGCCTCTCTCATTTCTGCTCTGCCACCTAGTTGACCTTCAGTCTTAACCCCAAAAAGCATTGGGCTAGTAACCTTATGACCTGTGAAGATCTCCTGCTGAACAGTCTTATTTAGTAGGTCAAAGTGCTTATCTAGTTCAGTACCTGATAGGTCAATGATTGAAGGTTCATTCTCTTTGCTGTCATTGAATGCCAACATGAATTTTCCTGCATTCTTAGATCCTGCAAACTTGTCTTTGAATTGTCTTTCAATCCGATCTTCTTCTTCCTGGGATACCTTCCCTCCGTTCAAGTTAATTAACTTGCTTGAGAACATCCCGTTGTTTATTGTGTTCAGGTGGTACTCCCCGATAGAGATATCTAGTTCAATGTAGGATATAGCCCCTCTGTAATCAGGCAAAGAATAGGTATTCGCTCCTGCTCTGTATTCCTTGAAGTATAGGATCTGTGTTCCTGTAGTATTGTTAGGATCAAATGCAGGGTAGGTATCAAAATCAGGTCTAGGATTGACATTGTCATTCTTGATCCAATTGTCAGACACATAGAATTCACTATTGTCTGCATTCGTTCTCACCTTGTAGTAGTCTACATGATAAAGTTCTGCAATCTCACCCGTGCCCTTTGTCCATATCACCTGAAGGTAGTAGCCTCCAAAGATGGATAGATCAGTCACTAGCTTCTTTGTCAATTCGTTCAGGCTTTCCTGCTTGGTGTTGATCCGATCAATCAAACCGAATGCCTTAGCCTTCTGCATTTCATCTTCAGACTTGACAGTCCACCCATTGCCACAGATGTAGTCTACCTTACCCGTTATGATAGCGTTATTCTTTGCGCTATTGTTATAGATCCGAAGTAGGTAGTTAGGGTAGTCATTCTTTTCCCCATAGTAGATGTAGTCTTTACCTTTTACTTCTTTGTAAACGGGTAGAGGCACTTGATCAAACTTAAATAATTTTATCATGCTGTTGTATAGGTCTTATAGTTACCATTGTACCCGTTGTATCTCACCACTCCTGTAGTAGATAGATCAGGTGCAGTCAATTCCATTTTTCCTGTAGCAATAATCTCAGCACCGCTACCCGTTTGGGTTACATAGTACCGCCAAAATCCCACAGTCCCATTAGTGAAAGATGCTGCCAAGATATTGAACTCTGAAGATCTCTGCTTGAAGTCACTCACATCTGTAAGGGTTAAGGTCACTTCTTCCTTTGTCACTTCATTCTGAAATAGAAAGGTGTAGGAATTGCTGCTAGTTTCTCTTTTGTCAAATAGGGCTATGTAGATCACACTATTCACCCCCTTCTGAATTATCACCATACCTTTAAATACAAAAAGCCTTTAGAATGTACACAAAAAAAACACCCCCAAAATTGAGGGTGCTTTCACATCTAAACAACAAACCAAATATTTAGGTAATTGGAATCACTGCTGTCACTTTTGGACAGAGTTCTTTCTCATTACCTGTGAAGGTCAAAGTGTATCCTGATCTATCACCGAAGGCAGTACCTGAAGCACTTCCTCCACCTGTAAGATCCAAACCATTACCTACACCCAAGAACCAATTTTCCCCGTTATTATCTGTTGCAATCACAGCAAGTCTGTTTTTTCCCAAAAGAACAATTTCATTTCGAGTATTTACTTGCAATTTGTTAAGGATAATTTCGAGAGTCTGAGCATAGAAAATAGTACCATTCTGCACATTAGTATTCACAGCCTCAGCGAAGTTGGAAGATTCTTTCACAAGATCGTACTTGTAGAACCTTTTAGTTGCATCCATAGTCAAAGTAGTAACTACTCCTGCTGCTATGGTCACCACATTCAAATCCTCATAAGGTGCAAAGTACACTGCGGTTAAACCGCCTACGCTATCTTTGCAATCAAGCGTATAACTCTGAGTTAAGGCACAAGGCATATTTATATTTTATTTAATAAGTGAAGGGGAAAACGCCACCATCTTCCCCGATTTTATTTAAGGTGCTACATACTTCTTCCAGAACACTACTTGGTCAGGGAAGGCAAGTTGTACACCTAGTTTGAATTCTACTACGAATCTCATTTCGTCTGCCTCCTTTGCATAGAACAATTCGAAACGATCCTGCTCATTCAAAAGATCAGTACCTAGGTACATATTTGACATAGACAAACCTACTAGGTAGTCAGTACCATTCAATCCGTTCACACCAATCAACTTCACATTAGTACCTGGGATGATCAATTCCATGTTCGCTGCATCTACAGGATAGTGGAATAGGTTAGCGTTTCTCAAAGCTAGTACATACTCACGGAAAGTATCATTACCGCAGAAGATTACTACATCATCCTTATCCAAAAGTTCAGCAGGAAGGGCAGCGAATACCGCATCAACAGCAGCGATCACAGTAGAAGTAGTCAATGTAGTAACATTGGCAGAGTTTCCATTGATTGGATCACCTGCACCACCAAATCCTAGAGCATTGATGATAGTACCAAAGCCCATGAACTTGTTAAGTTGAGCGTTTCCACTTGCAGTATCTCCCTGCCAAATAGCAGTTTCAAGGGCTGCACCAATTCTAGCTACTTTCTGAGCAGAGTACTCAGCAGCGTATGCCATGTAGTCATAGGTAGATCCTTCTCTCAAAGCCTTCTGAGTGTACTTTGCTTCAAATGCCTTAGGGCAAATTGATTCCTGAATCTTAATTTTACCTACTGTGATGGTTCTCTGAGTGATAGTAGTAGTTCCGCTTGAGTTGAAACCACAAGTACCACCTGCTTGGAATACTGCATCAGTAGTCATGATGTTAATTGTCTCAGCGGATTTCACACCCACCTGAACATTACCTAGTGCTTCAATCAAAGAAGCAGTTTTTGCTGAGAAGATAGCAGCAGAAGTCAACTGCAATTCGTTCTCTTTTACATAGTTTGTTAAACCTGATAAGTCTAGTGCCATTTTATTTTTGTTTTAATTTTTGAAATGCGTTTTGAAGGCTGTTGTACCTGTCTACTTTTTCTACTTTCAATTGTTTTGCAAATTGATTAGGGCTTGTGATAGCTTTATCACTTGGTTCTTTTGCAAGAGACTCAAGGACTACTGCGGACATCTTTACCGCTTCCTCTACACTACCTGCTTTTTCTTCCATTGCCTTAACTTTTGCAGTCAATTCTTCTACCTTTTTTTCAAGGTCACCCATGGCTTGTTCTACTTTTGCCATTGCTTCATCCTTCTTAGGTTCTTCAGCAGGTACTTCTTCAGCAGATGCCTCAATCTCTACTTCGATTTTAGCTTCTTCTTCTGCCTTCTTTACTTCTGCAATTTTACCCTCTTCAAGGACTACTACTACTTCACCTGATTCTAGTTGATGCTCTCCAATAGGTGCAGGGATTTGTGCCCCATCTTCACCAATTACAAAGATATCTCCTGCCTCAAGATCATAGGCTACCATAGTGCCATCTACTAGCTTACCTTCAACCAATGCGAAGGCTGCCTGCTTTTCTGCCTCTGAGAAAAGTAGTTTTTTGATTTCTACTAGTGCTTCTTTTGCGTTCATAATTGTAAATATTTAGTAAGTTAATTTTGTTCAATTTGGCTAAGAATTTTGAAGATCTGCTGCATGATCTGTTCCTCCTGGGTGATCACCTTATTTGTCTTCTCATATCTAAATAAACCCTCCACAGAGAACCCTTTGAAAGTACCTGCCTTCACTTCGTTCCATATCTTCTCGTTATCTACTTTGAAACTACCGAACCATGAGCCATTTGAGATATCTTCAAAGCCTTTGGGAGGCATGATGCCTTTCTCCCGATCAATGATGAAAGATTCAAACATATAGACCCCATCTACAGGGGTAGAGTGTTCTACATTTACCTTGGATTGGTAGCCCTTCTTGAAGAATCTCTGCACTATCTTCTTGATCTCAGCAGCGGAAAAGGATACATAGTATTCTTCATCTTCATCCCTTCTGTAGATAGGTAGATCCGCAATCATCAAAGCACCTGTGACTATTCTTTGATCTTGATTCTCAATGCTGAATTTGTTGAATCCTACAGATCTGAAATCTTCTTGATTCATCTTGCTTTCCGCCCATCTAAGCATTGGTTCACCACCCCAAAGAAGGTAGCTTATAGTACCACAGGCTTCTGTATCTTCAGGATTATAGTATTCGGCAGCCCTGCTTAGGTAGGAGTAAGTTCTTTTTATGGTCTCCCTAGAAAGGTTCTCACCATTCATGATTTGAGTAGCACGAACTTTCCCTACCTGAGTAGCACATCTATTCCCTATTTCTTCATTCAAACGGATTCCCCGTTCTGCATTATCCTTTGCGCTCTGAGGGTAGTCATTATATGAATCTTCTTGAAATCTACCTTCCCATAGATTTGAGCAGATAGCTACTGCCTGCTCTGATTCCTTACCTTCATTGATCACATACTCAATACATCTAGGAAGAAAGTCTTCTTTGCTTTCACCTTGGCTAGGTTCTACAAATTGCTGAGAAAAGGCTAGGAAGTTTTTCTGAATTGCAGGGTATTCTACTAGGGCTATGAAGTCTACTTCTTCTTCACCTTCGATAGTATCCCCTATCATCATTTCATATAGTGGTAGTTTCTTATCCATATCTGTAAGTATTAAAATCCTGCCCTTCGTTCAATATCTGCTACTCGCTTCTGAGATCCTGTGACTTCACTCTCTACCACATAAGCCCTCAAAGGTTGGGTAGGTGTCATAGCTGCACCTAGTGCCGTGATAGGGCTTTCTCCAATTGTAGGAACTTGCTGAACACTAGCAGGAGCAGCAGCCGAAATAGAAGGAGCAGATGCACCACCACCACCTGGGACTTTTGTTTTTGCAATCTCCCTAACATTTTTGATACCACCTGCCACCGCAATAGCAGCAGCAATAGCAGCACGGATAGGGGATGAAGGATCTCCTGGGATTAACTGAGAAGTATAGGCTTTCTGTGCCCCTAGGTAGGTATCTATAGTAGTAGCAGCTATAGCCGTAGCCTTTCCTGCTGCCGTGTTCTTTCCTACTAGACTAGAAACTGTATTCAATAGCCCTGCTGCCATTGCTGCGTTCTGCATCTTAGCTTCATTCTCCTTACGATCTATCTCGATCCTTGCATCTGAATACCCTTTCAAGGCATCATTGTACTGCTGCTCATTGATCAATCCTTTTTGGAACTGCTCAAGGGATAGGGCTTCTTTTTTGTCAACTAGATCCTTCTGAATTTGGAAACTAGCATCAGCCTCTTTCATCTGCATATCTAATTCAAGGAGTGCCTTCTCTGCATTCTGCTGATCTATGGTCAATTGAAGGGCTGCTAGTTGCTGCTGCTCCTGTTGTGCTAATTCTAGCTGAAGTGCAATCCTTTGTTCTCCTGTTAGCTTTTCATCTTTTAGGACATCCTGCCTCTTGCTTTCAAAGTCAAGAAGGATCTGCTGCCTAGCTTTCTCATTTTCATCCTTGATCCCTGCTAGTCGGATCTCTGTGCGGATATCATTTAGCCTCTTTTGGAATTCCTGCTCCCTAGCATCTTCTTCATCTTGGTACTGCTTCTTAATCTGTGCAAGTCTGTTCTGCCGTGCCATTTCTAGGCTGCCGTCATCTTCTACACCTGCCTGTTTTAGCTTCTTTCTTTTCTCTTCGAATTCCTTTTCTACCGCTGCTTCTTCCTGCTGTCTTTGATCTAGCAATTCTAGTTTTGATTCCTCTAGGATTCCCTGTGCTTCAAGTTCTAGTGCCCTTCTTTTGTCTGCTTCAGCCTTTGCCTTCTCACCTGCTGCCTTGCTCTTTTCCGCTGCTGCTTTCTCCTGCTCAGATTGGAACTTCATGAAGTTGTAGGCTTCAGCAGTTCTATCTGCCATGAGTTCCTTCTGCCTTTTCTGCTCTTCATCGGATAGCTGCCCCTTCACTTTGGCACTTTCTTCTAAGAGTGCCATTTCATTGTCAATCTGCTTAGCCCTTAGTTGGTAGATCTCTGCCTCCTTACCACCTTGAGCAGATAGGACTTTGATCCTATTGTTTATGTCATCACTTACCTTTTCATTTGACTTGCTTAAGGCTTCAAGATTTCGCTCTGCCTCATTTGTCAATCCTATAAAGTCGGTGAATCCCGTGATCAGTCCACCAATGAATTTGCCCATCTCCTCAAAAACAGGGAATAGCTTCATCATGACTTCCTTCACCTTGTCAAAGTTGGCTATCAATAGACCTAGGGCAGCTACTAAAGCACCTACACCTGTGGCTATGATTGCCTTTCCGAATCCTTTGGTACTTTTTGTCAAGCCATCTGTGGAAGATGTAGCCCCCTTTGCTGAAGTTCCTAGTCCCTTGAATGTGAGTTTTAACTGCTCACCTACTTTCCCTACATCTTTCAATTGGGATAGTCCCTGAGAAAGTGCCATAGCACCCTGTACTTTCAGGAGTGCCTTTTCTACTTCCTCTGATTCCCCACCGAATAAAGCCATAGCACCCTGAACCGCTGCTATACCTCCTGCTGCTGTGGATGCTGCCGTAGTTAGTGCCTGAAATCTTTTTCCTGGATCGAATAGCTGAGAAGCCTCATTTGCATCTTCTATAGAATCACGGATAGTAGCTACCTTCTTAGCAGCATTGACAGCCTCATTGGAAAATTCCCCGTACTTCTGCCGTGCTAGTTGTAGTTCCTGTGTAGCTTCCCTTAATTGTTTCTTGAGGGGCTTGACATCAGCATCAAGTATGATCTTATTTTCTTCAGCCATTGGTGTGGGTTTTTAAAGGTTAGGGGAATCGATTTGATTCCCCATTTGTTATTCTGTTTCTGCTTCCTTCGGGTTCTGCTCCTGCACTTGTTGGGCTAGGAATTGGATGAAACTCATCCCGTACTTTGTAGGCAACTCTTGTGCCCATGCTTCTAGCATTTTGATTTGGTCTTCTGTTAGCGTTACTTTCATTTGATTTGGTTTTTAAGTGAATTGATTTGTTCTTGTAATTCTTCGATTTTTGTCATTGCTTCTTGAAGTACCTTTATAGTTGCGTGATGCAAATCCGAATAATAAACTGATTTTAAAGGTTCTTCATCGCTCACTATTTCATTACCTTCTTCGTCAAATTTCGGCTTGGTATCCCATCCATCTATATCAACAAACTCAGGTGCTATTGCTTCAACTTGTTGAGCAATTACCCCTATGTTAAAATCATCATGGGTTTGATCCTTGTATTTGTATTTTACTATTTCAATTGCCTTAAATTTATCCCAATAAGATTCCAAAGGTTCAATATCCTTTTTTAATCTTTCATCGGATAAGATCACATTGTTTGTTGCGTAGTTTGCTATACCTCCATTTGAATATACGGCAAATCTTAAAGCGATATTATCCTCACCATAATACAAATAACTGTTTGTGTTGTTTGGTGCTTGATTAGATATTGTAGCTAAGTACCCCAAAACTTGCAAACCTGATGCAGCAGTCATTCTTGTAATTATAGACCAATCACTTGTTTGTTGATTCAAGTCTATTTTTGATCCTGGATTAGTATTGTTAATTCCTAAATTTCCATTATTTTTAAGAACCATTCTAGTCTGCCAATTTTGAGCAGAACCTGCTGCAACCGCAGATGTTTGAAATATAAATCCTTCAGCAGGCCCATTTTGCAAAATTAATCTACCGAATCCATCTGATTGTGTAGCCGTACCATCGGGATTAGTTCCTCCTGATATAGATGCTCCATTTGATGTATCTCCTAGAATTAAAATAGATTGTTTATTAGTACCTGATCTTGATAAGAAAATACCATCTGTATTTGAACCAACTTCTACATTTAATTTAGATAAAGGACTAGCCGTGCCTATGCCTGTATTTCCATTTGCTGAGCAGTGTAATCTTATAGCATCACTTGAAGCACCTGAATAAATTTGGAAATTACCTGCATTATCTACTCTTAAAGTTGCGTTACTTACAATACTTCCCCCACTTAAAGTCCTCATATAGATACCTGATCCTGCTGCTGCATTAGCAGTATTATCAACAAGAATTCTAGTAACACCTGAAGAATCTTCCACATGAAGTTTTGCCGAAGGACTAGCCGTGCCGATGCCTACTGCGCCTGTGGAGGCTATACCTAAAACAGGGTTATTATTTATCGCCAAATTTATACCTGAACCTGTAGGAGTATTTAGAAATAATCCTGCACCACCATCTGAACCTATCCATCTCTGAGATCCTGTACCAACAGATGCACCTGTAAATACATTGATATTACTCCATGTAGCACTAGTCCCGCTTAAAGCACCTGTTACATCAAGCGCACCCGTTACATTCAATCCAAAACCAAAGGTAGCTGCTCCCGATGATGGGATAGTTAAATCAGCAGATGCTCCTGTCTGAAAAATTAAATTTCCACTTTGCTCATAAATTATTGAATTCCCTGTAGTGCCTATAGTTAACGGACTTGTAAAAGTCTTCTGCCCTACTATGGTTTGAGTAGTGCTAAGTGTAACATAATTACCTAAGTCTGAACTCAAAGCCAAAGTGCCATCAGCATTAGGAAGGGTATAGGTTCTAGTAACAGAATCAGGAATACTATTCAAACTTAAGATAGCACCACGAAAAACACCTGCCCCTGTTGTCTGATAAAAATTAAATTGGTTAGTAGTTCCCGAACCTATAGTGCCGTATCCATTTACCAAAGGGAAAATAGCATTGCTTTCCAAATTGATTACCCCTGCATTTGATCCCGATCCGTTTACATTTACTGCACTTGCTGTGAGATTATAGACTCCTAAATCTACATTTGCTGCTGCCCCTGTGTAAGGAACATAACCACCTGCTACAGATGGTGCTTTGTTATTGAATGTAGTCCAATCGGCAGAAGATAAAAGTCCCCGATTTGTTGCGCTTGCAGTAGGGATATTGAAGGTGTGAATATTAGTTGCGCTTGAGATAGCAAAGTCTGTTCCACTAGTTCCCGTTGCAAAATTCTGCACCTGAGCAGTTAACCCATTCAAAGCAGTTAAGCCTGTTGTGAATGTGGTGATGATTTGGCAAAGGTGACTATTCTCTGTGTGCATGGTGATAGTCCTTCCTGATCTTGCTACATAGTACCTAAGTGCTAGTCTATCTGTCAAGGCTAGTGTTGTAGTAGGTACTGCAAGAGTAGAAAAATAGGGAGTAATTGTAGTACCAAATGCTATGAGTTCAGGAGTGCCTGAATTTGAAGCTATCAAAG